TATTTCTACTGATAGTCCGTCTATTTCACGCACCCCCTTCGTGCCGGAAGGATAAACCACCATACCGGATACAAAGTTATAGATTGAATCATATTGTGATTGAGTGAGTTTGATTGATTTAGCTTCTATATTACGCTGCTTAAATATCACATTTAGTCGCAAAATTTCTTCATAAAGCTCCCGGCCGGTTGGGATTTCCCGCCCTATCTTCATGCGAACCCCAGCACACTATTGCAGTGATCGTGTATCTGCTGTTCTGTCATGTAACACCTGCCCAGCTACGCCCACTCCTTATGTCGCATACTGTTGAAGGTGATATGCAGTAATCGTTTGATATTGCTGTTGGGCCACGGTTATCCTTCTTTATTTTCCGCACGTCTGCTTCATTCAACTTTGCCGCAGCGTGCTCACTACCGCGCAATAGACCTCTGCCTTTATTTATCATGTCCGTAATATTGTCTTTTTGAGTCCCTAAAAATAGATGACCAGGATTTATGCATGATGGAGTATCACATTTATGGCATACTACTACTCCTTTTGGGATCTCCCCGTTGGTCTCCATCCATGCCACCCTATGCGCCCTCTGAACCTTCCCTCGATATGAGGTCATTCCATAGCCTTTACTTGTATAACCCATCCATATAAGGCACCCGCTCTCAGTTATAGGCATCGTATTATACCAAAACCGTTCTTTGAACGTCTTTCGTAAAGGCACCCCCGCATTTCGCCGCTTCCTTCTCATATTTTCCCTTGCATACGCCCTTGTTGATTCACTTGTCTTGTAAGCCTTCATTACATCTCCTGCGCAGGCAACCTGATTCCATATTGCCCCGCCCATCGCTCGATCTCATCTTGATACGCACACATTTCACCAACTTTCAGTTTTGTTGTGCTTGGGACATATTCAATAAACTCGCCAGCGACTTCTTTTGTTTGCATGCCTAAGTGTTTATATCTCATCAGCTCATGTATCTCGTCTTTCGTATATCCAAGTTCGTCGCCAATGATTTTATACATCACCCATAGCCTGTCGTTTTGATCTCTGCTGCGATTCTCTTTCTTGTCATCTACCACGACCCTTTGCGGCTTCTCACAGTTTAACCCCCTCAGGTACTGGCCGATGATTGGGATAACTTGGGCGCGGTTGTCACCTGTCAGGGTAAAGCACTTCATTTCACCAACACCAGCCCCTTCTCGATCATCCGGCGCAATGTCCTTGTCTGCGCCCGCCTCATGTAAAACTCGCGTGAATCTAGCCAGTCGAGTTGATCCTTTGGGCTGATCTGCACACGCATATCCAAAATGTCATGGCATGAACTGCACGCGTAGCACGCTACAAAATCGTCCGCCTTCCGCCCCATGCCGTGCGACTCATCAGGTAAGTGAGCCAGCACCGTTGTTTCAGTGTTGTATGAGCAAACGCCAGCAATGTTTAATGTGCATTGCTCGCCTCTAGCGCTCTCTCTGATCGCTTTGCTGCGTATTGCGGTCATTGCTGATCTCCCCATTGCGCAGCAAAGGCATCTGCTACCCCCTGATATGTTGTGCTTCTTAGCTTCCATCTGTCTGCACTCGGCGGCAGATAGTGCAGCCTCTCACGTTCATTCTTTGGAAGTAGCATCATTTCCTCTTTGACATTGTGAGTTTCCGCAAGTGGGGGAAGCCCCTCTAACCATAAACAAGTTGCTTTGCTTTCAGTGTGTCCGAATTGCCAAGGATGGACTATCTGTGTTTGCTTCCTGCCTATTATCTTCTTTGCATACCCGTGCATTATTGGGTTCTCAATGGCCTTCATGGGTATGTTTGCATTTAGTAATTGACGAAAGAACACCGCGCCATCAATCATATCCTTCCATCTGTTGCCATCTTTGTATAAATGGCAAACACCAGAATTGGATAGGTATGTGCAAGGAGGGTGAGCCACCATCAAATCCCAGCCATCGTCAATAATATCAAACACATCGCCCTGGTAATGCGCCCCCATCGTATCGGATGGCAGCAGGTCACAGCTCATAGCATCATGTCCCATTTTCGTAAATGCATCCCTGACGCGCCCAGAATACTCACAAGCAACAAGCACTCTCATTGCTCCACCTTTGCGCCAAACTCGCCGCTGTGTCGATTCTGTGCCGCTTGCTCGGCTCTTTTGCATGCTTCTTTGTGTTCGGTTTCGCACGCCGGACAAAGCAGGCTGTGATATTGCGCAACTTCCGTGCAATCCCGCCCGTGTAGCCCCATGCATTGTGAAATGCTCATTTCACTGCCTCCCTTGCCCTTATCCGCTTCTCATTTGCTGCAATCTGAATACTCATAGGGATATCAGGCATCGGCATCCAGTGGGTGATTTCATCTTCGCTGCAATGCTCGTTTTCAAACCATGTATCCATAGTCCCATACGAAGTTTCACTAGCACTAACTTCCACATAGACATAGCGATCATCCACTTCATTCCATATCAAAATCGTTGGCCACGAATACCCCACCATCGCGATAAATGTTCCATCGTCGCGTGGCGGTTTGTCTGTTCTCCAATTCATCACCAGCACGCCTCCGTTTCCACTTCAAACGTCCGCTGCATGAAATTGCATGCAGCTTCATTCGCTACTGAGAAGGCATCTTTATGTGCCAAGTCGTTCTCATCTATCGCGTCATAAAACGATACAGCGATATTGTCATGCCATGCTTGCGCTAGCTTCTTGTCTGATTGCAGTTCTTGTTTTAGGTCGCTGAATGCAGTCATCACGCCACCCACATCATCAGCGCAGGATTAACCCGCGCATGAGCAGAGCATGAGAATTTAGCCGGCATGGCTTGCTTGTGTTGACCACCATTCTTGCAATATTCGTAGAATGCCGTTGTTCCGATTCCGTGCTTGCGTGCAGCTTTGACGATCCCCATACCATTGATCCTGTCCTGATATGCTGCCGCGTATTCCTTGGCCTTGCTGGACTTCTTCACTCCGAACTTTCGACGCAATGCACTCAAGCATGATTGCGTGATTCCAAACTCTGCACACGTTTCTTTGCCCGAATGCGTTTTGCTGTGTTCAACGATTGCGGTTTTTAGTTCCTGGCTGCGTCGTGCTGCGTGCTTACTCATGCCTTCACCAGCCATTTATCCAGAATCCACTCACTGCAATTCCGCATCTGGATCAGCGAATATGCCAACACGCCCTCGCTACCCGGCGCGCTGTTTACCACTTTGCCGGTTTGCCCCTGATAGCGACCTTCCATCACTGCGACGCGCCCTTTGAACGCCCGCACTGGCTTTAGCTTCCCTTGTGGAATGTCCGATGTGTGAGTCCTAACCGTCGTGATACTCACCTTGCACGATGCCGCGATTTGGCTATACGTTTTGCCTCGTTTGCGCTGGTTCTTGATCCGCTCGATAATGTGATCTTCTATTGCTTTTTGTGCCATTATGATTTGCTCCCAATTAGCTTCATTAAGTCCATCTCAACGATAGGAGTGAACCACCTTTTCTCTTTCAATTCCGGCATTACCTTTTCAACATCACTGCGCCTAAAGTCCCATACATCAAGCCCATTATTTTTGAATACGAAGAATCCATCTTCTGCTGTAACATCAATCTTCATACTATCCCCCCACTCTTTTTTAATTCATTGGCCTTATGTTTATCCGCTTCGACCCATCTGTGATATTCTTCTTCTTCCATGTATGTTGCACATGAGCCAAGCCAGACAATCTTCATTTTTCCAGTGTTCCCGTTTCGGTTTTTGACAACATGGAGTAGCGCGTTTTCTTGTAATCCAGCACCTTTCTCTGAATCGTCTTTGTTTGATTCTGGTCGCTCTGGCATAATGATCTGATCTGCGTCTTGTTCGATTGACCCACACCCTCTCAAATCGCTCATTCGTGGGCGTGAATCTGACCTGTCCTCGACTTTCCTGTTCATCTGAGCCAACAGCATAACCGGGCATCCAATATCGCCAGCTAGAAGCTTAAATGTTCGAGTCGCGATTGTGATCGCCTCAATTTCTGTCTTTCCGGCTTGATCCATAAGCGTTAGGTAATCAACAACTACCAGCCCAGCATCCCCATGCTGTCTTTTGAAGCGCCTTGCTTCTGCTGCGACATCTGAGGCATTGCGATGTGTCTTATCGTTTATGTAAATCTTCCTTCCGCAAACCTCATGCTGAGCCGTTGCCATATAGCCCCAAGCCTTGCCATTTAGGTCACCGTCCATGATTGGCCCCATGCCAACGCCCGAAAACATCGAATAGTAACGGTTCGCCATAAGCTTGCCGCTCATTTCCATAGAGATGATTAAGACTGGTTTTTCTTTCGCAATGTTCGCCGCTACCTTTGCTGCAAGTGACGTTTTACCGCCTCCCGCTCTGGCTGAAACAATGATTAGCCCGTTCTTCTGCAAGCCGCCATAATGTGCATCGAACTTTTCTATGCCGCTCCTATCGAAGTTTGAATTTTTGCCGGAGCTATAAGCTTGCTCAATATCACGGTATGCCTCAATCATGTACTCGCTAACGTGCTTCGATTCTGATGACGTGCTTACTCCATCAAGCGCCTTGTTCACAAACACAGCGACATCGTGCAATGAGCCACCACTCCGAATCATGCTGTGCGCTTTCTCTAGCGACTTGGAAACCTTTAGGCGATGTGATGATTCCTTAATCCTTGCCGCCGCCTTCACCATATTCAGCGACGAAGGCGCGTCAGTGACAGCTTGCTCTATCAGTTCCCGGCAATCCAAGAAACAGGAAATCAGTTCGCTAACGTCAATCTCACCAATCGCCTGCATCTTCTGCCAAATCTTTCCGTACTCTGGGCTTATGAAGTCAGCGGCATTCAGATCAATCGTTAAATGCCGGTTCACCAAAATTATTGCTGCGCCGATTAAATTGCTTTCGTCGTTTCTCATACTGCACCAGCGAAGGGATCGTTTAACTCGGTGCTGGCTTCTTCATCTTCCCAGCCTTTTGCGTTCAGCCAAGTAGCAGGGTACGGGATAAACTTTCCACCATCTTTTCGCCAATCATCCGAATCAACTGCTCGAACCAATCCAGCCATTACCGAATCGAAAGAGCCATTCCAAAGCTTTTTCGATTTCCAGACCTTTTCTGCCGTGCCTTTGTTTTTCTTTTTCGGATAGCTTTTCCAGAATTGTTCAAATTTTTGCCCAATGGTTTTATTATCTGTATCTGTATCTGTATCTGTATCTGTATCTGTATCTGTATCTGTATGGTTCAACGTCTGTTCCGCATTCGCTGGACGTTCGTTCAACGAATGTTCAACGACTGTTGCTTTACTTGGTGTTTTACGAGCGTTTCTTGCTTTAGCTGAGGCTTTTCCGGCCTTCGATGCATTAACTTGCTTTTCGTTTACAGCATTCAGGTCTTTTTCCACTCTGGTGTGGATTAAGTCTTTTTCCCGTTCAACAAAGAACTCAACGACCGTTGAACGGACGTTCAACCACTGTTCATCTGTGCATTTCGCAATTCGCGCTAAACGCTTGTCATCATTAGGTAAAGGCTTGCCTGTCTGCCAGTAGTTCATAAGCAGGTGCAGGTATGCGCCACTTTCGATAACGTCTAAATACGCCGTATCAGCTAGATAATCTGCAACATATAATTGCATGTAAGGTAGAGCCGCCATTATTTCACAACCTCCAAGTCGTTATTTATCCCCAAGTTATTAAAAAGAGGCAGGGCGCAACTTGGAGGAAAAACACCCTGCCCCAACTGGTTATCGCTATTCACGCCAACACCGCCGCGCAGAACGCCGTATAAGCAGCGATAAGAGCTATGCCTGATAATGTGATAGTGATATTGAGCCAGTGCGTTTTCATAGCCCTGCCTCGTACTCGATGCGCTTGATTGCATACTTTGCCAATGTCTTGTGATCTTCCGGGTCGATGGTCGTATCGCTGGCTGATACAAGTTTTAATCCAGCCGCATCAATCAGCATGCAAAGCCGCTCGAATGATGTGGTCTGGTCGCCGCTCAATACCCTGCTCAAGTTGCTTGAATCAAAGCCTACAGCCTCGGCAATCACCTTATGTCCCTCATGTGCCATCGCATCGCGCAATTTGCTCTCGGATGATTTGCGTGTGCTTGCGCGGTCAGCGTTTGATAATTCAGACACAGGAGTTGCCCCATGAATAAACAGCTTGAGTTGCCCTTAATGAACCAGCAGGAAAAGAAATACCTGCGCGAACAAAAGAACCGCGCTGTGCGTTATTTTCGGAAAAGTAAAAAGGCATGAGTTATGCTTTTTTGAAGCGTTTTGGTGTAAACACGTCAGGCCGGATTTCCCAACATGGGATACCGGTTATTTCTTCAATTCGCACCACATATTCAGCAGGGATTTGTTTGTCCCGATTCAGCCAGTTCCACACTGATTGCGGGTTGACTCCAACTAGCTTAGAAAAAGCTGACTGGCCGCCTAATTCTGTTATTTTCTCGGATAGTTTCTTCATGGTGCGCATTATAAACAGCCTGTTTGATAAGTCAAACAGTTTGTTTGTATCTGTTTGGTATAAATACACCTATAGTTTACGATATGAATAATTCTGGCCAGCGGTTGAAGGAAAGACTCAAAGAGATAGGTATGACGCAAGCGCAATTTGGCAGGCGGACAGGGGCAACTAGCCAAAATATCACCAACTGGCTAAATCGAGGCGTTCCAGCCAAGCATCATTTGATGGTTTCAAAGGTCATAGGTGTTGATTTTGAGTGGTTTTCTACAGGAAAAGGCTCGATGCTTCCTGATGCAGAAGCAGGCACACTATCCGGCAATGTTGTAACGCTCACGCACAAAGACGGAAAACCTGCTACAATAAGAAAGATTCCAGTGGTTTCGACCACTACAGGGGGGAAGTGGGCGGAAGTGGTGGATAACTTTGAACCGGGTTATGCAGAGGATTGGGTGCTTGCACCAGACTCAGTAAGTGACAAATCATTCGCGTTAGTGATATGTGGTGAATCCATGCAACCAACAATACCAGACGGGGCGACAATCATTATTGATCCAACGATCCAGCATAAGCATAATGATGTAGTCGTGGTTCGGCAGAACGGAAACAGCGAAGCAACCTGCAAGCGCCTTATATATGATGGCGGTGTACCTTTCTTACGGCCAGACAATCAAGGTTATGGATCGCCGGAACTGCTTGATGATGCGGTTGTATGCGGGGTGGTTAAGCAAGTGGTTATGAATTTATGAAAATAGGATGTAAAAATATGAAATTTATGCTTTTAATAATGTCTGCCGGAATATTGCTTGCAGGATGTGGCCCTAAAAGCTTTACCAACCAACAAGGGCAAAGCCAACAGCAGTATTACAGGGACAATTCTGAATGCATGGCAATGTCACAAACTAGCAGAGGATTCGGGCTTGGCGGTGCTATCAGGGCTAATCGTGAATCAGCCAAGATATACGACCAATGCATGATGGGGAAAGGCTACTCGCCAGAATAAACAGCGTTGAAGCAAATCCCCGATAGCCTATATCATGACCTGATCGCATATCTATGCACCAAGCCTGCAAGCCAGGAGTGCCGCAAACTGCTAAAGAGGCTGACAGAAGAAATAAAAAAGGCTCCACCGAAGTAGAGCCTTGCCGTTAGACGGTCTTCCAAGCCCAGCAAGTGGGAGCTAATT